ACCACAATGCGGGGGCCGGGTAACTGGCTCCTTACCTCTCCTCTAATGGCTGCTCTCATGGAGAGTGCCGCCAAGCTTGAGGGTGGTATCGCTCCTGCTGATGGACCCACTAACGTCGGTCGTAACAGCATCGAGTACAAAGGTAAGTTCATGGGTCGTTATGACCTCTATGTTGACCCCATGTTCCCTCAGGACGAAATCCTTATGGGCTACAAGGGTGCCAACGCGATGGACGCGGGCTATATTTACGCCCCGTACATCCCGCTCCAGCAGCTACCAACTGTTGTCGATCCTGAGACCTTCCAGCCCAGAAAGGGCTTGCTTACCCGCTACGGTAAGGTCCAGATCGAGCCTATGAACAGATTCTATCGGGTTATTAGAGTTGTTGGTCCAACCGCCAACTTCCTCTTCTCGCCGTTCTCTAGAAACACCACCATGCTTGGTGCCTCTGTTCCTAGCTGAGAAGGATAACTAAATAAAAAAGGGAGGGCCAGAGGTTTTTTGTTCCTCTGGCCCTCTTTCATTCCTATATAAATAAGACATGAATAAGTACAGAAGCAAGTGCAGGTGGAATATGCTTCTCCATATTGACGGGGAGATAGTAGAGATAAGACCTGGAGAGTTATTTAACTCTAAGGGTTTAGTTGAGTCTAGATACTTAGAGTTACTGGACCAACCAAAGAAGCCTAAGCGTGGCCCAAAGCCTAAAATAAAAGAAGAAGAAGATGGCAGCACTGAGAGTAGATCCTAAGTTACTTGGTTACGGAGACTCCTTTGGTACTTACGCAGGTAGGAACCTTGGGGATACGGATATCTACTCCACTGCCATAGACGGCTCAGAGCTTAACAAAGGTCTGATGGCGGATGAAGTAGAGTTCAACACTTTTGAGCAGACCATAAAAGACTTCGTTCTTGCTCGTCTAGGTCATCCTATTGTAAGAGTAGAGCTTACAGACTTTCAAATAAAGACAGCCATTGATGAAGCCATCACTAACTTGGACTATCACGCTCCATTTTGGAACACACAGATGGCTACGTTTGAGACAACAGGCAACGTGAACACTTACATTCTGCCTATGCACATAGCAAACAACCTGACCTACTGCGCTTACAAGAAATCACTTCTAAGTATTCAGCCACAGGCAGGGACACTGGAGTTTGATTTCTTCATAAAGTATTTCCAGGACAATTTTGTATTCAGCGATTTTTCCATCTCAGACTTCTATCTTCTTCAGACTCACTTGGAGATGACAAGAAAGGTTTTGAGCCAAGAGGGGTCCTGGGATCTAATTAACGGCAATGTCCTTCAGTTATACCCTGCTCCAGTAGTTCGAGAGCCAGTTATTCTAGTATACCGTGGACTTGACACAGGGACCATGCATCCATACTACAAAAATTGGCTACAGCGGTACGCTCTAGCAGTTTCTAGAGGCGTCCTTGGAGAGATCCGAGGCAAATATTCTTCGCTACCATCACCAGGAGGTGGAGCGAGCTTGAATGGAGCAGCACTTATTCAGCAAAGCGATGCTGAAAAGGAGAAGCTCAAAGAAGAACTTCTATCTGAGATAGAGGAACCACCAGTATTCACATTATTCTGAGATGTTAAACGAAAGTAGAAAAAGCGAAAGAAAAGCAGCAAGAAGAAAAAAGCTTGGACCTAGGCCCAATTTCCCCGAAGGACAAGCTTCTGACGATGTAACTCCTGCTCATAACCCCCACGGCAGCGGTGGCGAGGAGCGAGGGATTAAAAAGAAAGACAGAAAAGTTCCCAAAGTTATGCCTAAATACGCTTCAAGGAAGGCAAAGATGGAAATGTCTCACACCGTCTATCAGGACATGGGCTATCTCATGGCCGAGTCTTTAGGTCTAATCAGTGAAAAGACTAGAATGGCAAAGGAGGTTGAGAAAAAAGGTCCAGAGCACAGGTTCAAGACTTCGGGTGGTGAAAGCATTCGTGGAGGAAGCTTGGTCAGAAAAGCTTCCACTGAGCCCGGTGGTTCCCAGCACCCCAGAAACAACGCAAGGGATAAGTATGGTAGAACAGGTAAGGAGCGAGGAGAGGCAGCAGCTAGGCTTCGTCAACCTGGAGAAAGAACAGCTAAGGTCTCTAACAAAAAGTTAGCGCGGGGTCTTTCGACAAAGGGAACAAACCCCTTCGCTAGAAGAGGCACCCCTGGTGGAGATTTGCAAGCTAGAATGAGAAAAAAGAATTTTAATCCTATGGCTACGAAGATGCAAAGAACCGAAACAAAAGCAAAAAAAATAGCAGCCGAGCGTGAAGAAGGTAAGGCTGGTAAAAGAGATAAATGAGCAACAAGAACTACAAGGTAACGACTAAGCTACCATCACTGCCAGACATAGATACGGATGACAGTGCTCTTAGCCTATTTGATCAGGACAACCCTGACATCAACCTGTTCAACCTTGTAGATGATGAGATGATTCGTCTAGCTGGCTCCAAGTTTCACTTCTATAAGTATTACCAGTCAGACAACTACGACGATGTGTATCGAGAGGAGAGGAGCAAGGTAGTATCCAAGACACCCATCACAGTTCATGGGCACTACGATCCTATCTCCATGTCAGAGGAGCTTACCCAGTTCGGTATTGAGCTTACTAACGATCAGCTATTTACGTTTAACAAGAGCTACATTGAGACCAAGCTTGGTAGGTCCGTCATTCCTGGTGACGTAATCAAGCCTATGTTTCAAGAGCAGAAGTATGAGATCTTCGAGGTGGTTGAAGATAGCTTCGAGGCGTATGGCGTTTATCACTTAGTGTGCTCTGCCAAGCTCCTCCGCGATAGTACAGAGGTTCAGGACACCCCGCTATCAAAGGTGAGTGGTGAGTTAGGCGGGTACGGAGGAGGTATTGAAGAGCTATGACAAATAGAATAATTGAGACCTCTGAGAAATGGGACTCTAGCGGCTACCCTTCTAGAGATCTTCCTGCCAGCGTAACCATAAAAAATAAAATTATTGAGTTGACAAGATCCAAACATAAGCCTTCGTTTATCTACAAGGATTCTCTTCGAGCAATGATCTCTTCTTTTAGTGATATAAAATATATTTCTTCTGAAGAAGAGGTTACTGATGTTAAGTGCTTACACGCTAACGCTGAGAGGGCAATAGCTAAACTCAAGCAAGAAGAAAACATCGTCCTGCCGATGATTACAATCTCCCAAACAGTATCAAATAATGATGTTAATAGAATTAAACAAGAGGGATTGCTCATCAATGAGAAAGTTTGGGACAAAAAAAAGAATAGGGCTTTTAGAGTTCTCAGTCTAGCTCCTAGAGCAGTCAACATTAGCTACCAAATTAACATTTGGTGTAAGTACATGGCAGACATGGATCAAATTCTTGAGCAGGTTAGGTTAAAGTTCAACCCTGAAATGCAGGTTCCCACCAAGTTCTCTACGTTGGCTAAGGCTTTTCTAGATTCAGAAGAAAATATAGGTTCAGCCACAGCAGGAGACAAGGAGGATAGAATTATGAAAAAAACTTTAAATATTGTGCTAAGAACCTATGTCCCTAACCCAAAGTATTTGGTGACCTCTACGGGAAAAATAGAGGAATTTAATACAGAAGTGGTGCTAGACTGATGCCTAGACCTCCAGTAACAGCAGGTTCTATTGCTACTTGTGGGCACGTTGCCACGGGTGTGCCTAGGGTCTTAATAGAGAACAAGCCAGCATCAGCTATCGGAGTTTCTTTTGCTGGTGGACCTATCATAGGTCCTGGTTCCCCTCAGGTTTTAGTGGAAGGTGTTCCTATAAGTGTCTTTGGGGATTTTATCACTCCTCACGGAGAGTACGCTCATACGGCTGCGACTATGACTACTACTGTGACAAGAGTTCTTGTTCCATAAAAAAAAGTAGTAAAAAAACTAAGCGCAAGCTCTACATACTAAGGAAGGTAAAGAAATGAAAGTAGTAAAAAACGATAGTCTGCAAGCATTTACAATTCATTTTAAAACAGAAAAAGGTATGACCGCTAAGTGGTTGCAGCCGGGGGAAAGTATAGTGGTTCCTGCTAAATATATCACGGAACAAGTTAAAACTTTACATCGTCGTCGGATGTTTAAAATTTCCGACGCCTAAGGAGATAAATTATGCCAAATTACTTAAGCCCCGGTGTCTACACAGTAGAAAAGGACTTCTCTCAGTTCACACCCTCGATTAACACTTCCGTTGTCGGTATAGTAGGTTTCGCTTCCAAGGGACCTGTAAACAAAGCTACCTTGATCACTGACCAAGATTCTTTAGTTAGGACTTTTGGGGAGCCCTCAGAAGCGATCAACGGACAAGCTCTTGAGGGTGCTCTTGAGATTTTAGAGCAAACAAATGTTCTTTACTTTGTTAGATGCGCTGACGATGCTTTAGATGCTTCGGCTGTTCTTTCAATAGGCGGCTGTCCTGCCATCGCCGTTTCTGGCGCTCCGGATAATACTTCAACTGCTAGATTTGGTATCGAACGGCCTATAACTTTCCGCATTCAAGTTAAGGACTCTCAAGGGGTAGCTAAGTATACGGACAATGAAGGGCAAGGAAGAGACTTCACAGTGAACGTGGCTAATGCTAGATCTCAGTCCGCTGCTCTTAG